TGTTTGCCATGTTGTTCCTTGATTATCCTAAAGCAATTGCAAAAGGTATTGCAGAAGCAGATGCATTGTTAGCAGTATTGCTTATTTCTATACTAAGATTTGCAAAATTATTATCTACTTGTTGATTTGTTAAAGCTGCATTTTTTACAATAACGCCATTTGTAACAGCGTCTGGTAATAATGTTCCAGTCGTTCTTAAAGTAATATTTGCATATGTCATTATTTTTCTGCCATCTTTATTAATAATTGTTTTATATCATTTACTGATTCTTTTATATTATTTATTTCATTATCCATGCGTGATATGTTTTGTTTAACTAAATTTTTTTGTAAATGCTCTTTATAAGCTGATGAATTTATATTTACAATTGCTTTAGATTTTGGATCTCTAACTAAATTAGGATAATTTTTTACTTTTATCATCCTGTTGCTATCGCTCTTAAATTTTTAATTTTAGGAATTTTATTATTATCTGATGAATTTAAAACTATTTTAAATACTAGAGAGTTAAAATCACTTATGTTAGTAACTTCTTTTTCAAATTGTACAAATTCACCTCCTAATGAATTAGTAATTGTTACATCTGAAACTTTTTGATATTCTATACTATTCATGTTTGTGCTATCACCAGCTAGCTTGGTTTTAAAGTATATTTCAATTGTTGATTCAGCTGGTTTAGATACATCAAAGAAAAATTTAATTCCAGTAGATGGATTAAAAAAATCTACTTGCCTTGAAATATATTTGGAAAATGCTGATCCACCAACTGGAGCTTCTTCAGTAACAAAATCATTAGTACTTACTATATGATAAACATTATTATTAGCTACATCTGTATCTATACTACCGACTATTTTAGCTACTTTTATTGTAGTATTATCAGATGTTCCTGTTGTTATATCAAGTACTCTATACAAACCTGTATTATTAGCACCAGCTCCAGAAGTAACATTTGTATTAGCATTAACATTTAAAATAGTTCCAATAAGCACTGCATTTGCATTGTCTTGGTCAGTTGCGTTTGATAAAGTTATAGTACCTATATTGTTAGATAATTGTGTTATATTTGATTTATGACCAACACCTAAATTACCATCTCCAATGTTTGATAAAACATCTAATTCGTGATTTTTAACTGAAGCATAAGAAGGATTATTAACTAAATTACGCTTAAAATTTATGCCTAATTGCTCTAAATCAATAACAGGAGATACTCTATCATTATTTGAATTCATATCAATTCTATATTGAAATGTATTTGTATTTGCTGCTTTGTGCGATCTATTTAATCTACTAGCCACTACTCTTTCTGATTCAAATTCATTTACTACTCCGTTTTGTATATCTTCAAATGTTGATCCAATAGTATAAGAACTACCAAGACTTGTTGTCAAGACTTTACTTGAAACATTCGTATTAGCTGGATTAAAAATTGAATTTTGTGGTGTTAATGAAGAAAAAGCTGTATTTTCTTCTACTCTAACATAATCACCACCAAATCTTTTTCTTGAAGTAATATCCGGAATACCATTACCACCATTATTTACATTTAAGACATACGAAGAAGAAAGATCAATAGTATATGAATCTAATGTAACATTTGATATTAAAAAATCTATATCTTGAATAACATTTCCTGGCAATCCAATTACATTACCGACTACAAATGTACTAATTCCTGTTTGAACATTAGCATTTGCCACATTTCTAAGATTAACATAAGAACTTTCAGCAAAACCATGATTAAAATGATAAACTTTTAGTGTAGATGTTAATGGGTAGGCTTCTAATGGATCAGTATCAAGGGCTTCAGCAATTGAAGACCCCAAACCTCCTCCTCCTACCAATGATAAGTTTACAGTTGACGTGACATTTGTATAAAATTTTGCTCTATAAATGGTAACTTTTAAATCTTCAAATAAATCTGGTTGAAATAATTTTAAATTTTCAGATAAAAATAAAGAACCTACTAATGGTTGTTCTGATATTCTTCTTCCTGATTTAGTATCTTTACCATTTAATTCGGAAACATACGCATTGTAAGATTTAGAATCTGAACCTATAGTTAATGCATATTCACCAGTATCAACAAAAACTGGTGAATCAAAAAACACAGTATGAGCAGTATCTGCATCAGCTGATGTATTAGCTGTTATATCTGCGGCAGGTATAACTTTAGAACTAAAAGGTAATACTTCTTGACTTGGTGAATTATCATCTAGTTTTCTTATTTGTAAAAAAACAGGAATATCTGCATCACTTGAAGAAAAAAACAAATCAACTTTTGTAATGTATGCAGGCTCCTCAACTACAAATGATTGAGCTACTGGTTCTATTCTATTTAATATCATTTATATTCCTACAAATATTTGTTGTGAAAATCATCTGCTAATTCGACTTCTGCTTCTTTTTGATCATAATGGCCATTTCTGATAGATTCGCCAGCTTGATCAGCTACTCCATCTTTGGTTTCTCTATCTTGTTCACCATGAGTAGTAGCCCCTTGAGCAAAACTTTGAAAAAACCCCCCTATGTTAGCAACAGTTGATGCATCAGTTGCAGAACTAATTCCAGGAAAATGTTCTTCCCAATAATCAACTTCAAATTTTCTTGGGAAATGTCCATTGCCTCTTATATCACTATAAACTCTTTCTAAAATAGTTGTTCCAGTACTACTATCATCTATTTGTATTTCTTCAACAGATATCTGACTTGAACTGACAGGTTCCGGCTGAACTGGTCTTAATACTTCTTTTGATATTTCTCTTATGACTCCATCACTCACAAACATTTGTTCTCCAAATGTAACTTCAGTTTCTATATTATTTTTACTTGAGCTTGAAAGTCTAAGCAATTTTTTACCTGTATCTAAGTTCATAGTTTCTGATGTATATTGAAAATTTACTTCAATAGAACCAGTATTATCAGTAGATAATACCTGAGACACATTAGACATTGCATTTGCAAGATCTCTTCTATCTTTTCTTATAAACGCTTTACCCACTTTAGCTGCTATGTTAGAAGATAAATTAGTCTGTAGTGTTTTAATTTCTGCAGTTATAGGACTTAAAAATGGAGATATGGATTGATTGTCAAAAAAACCATAAACCCTAGTATTAGGTCTCATACCATCTACTTGTATGTTAATAAATGCATCTCTCATTTTTGGTACTACAACAATATTTTTTACAATTTCATTTCCTTGCAATTGTAAAGATGAGGTTGCAGGTGAAACTGAACCTAACAAGTCAGATAAACCTTTCAAATTTTCTGGTAATTCATCTGTATTTTGAGGTATACCATTTCTTAGTTGTTCTATATCATTTAATGAACCAAATACATTTCTTCCATCTCTTTTCATTAAAGACTGTGTAGTTAAAGAATCAAATGTGCCCGTTCTATCTACTTGCACATCTGGTACTCTTTTATCATCAAACCATAAATCTCCTGGGGGAGAAAGTTTCATAACTCCTTGAAATACACCTATGTTAAATGGATTTAAATTTTGAGTTTTACTAGAAAATGGATTTTGTACTAATACTTCGTGAGTGTATGGTAAAGAAGCCACACTTCCAGTAATTACATAGTTGTTTGAAGCTCTTTGCGCAAGAGTACTTGAAGTCTCTTTCATATTAATAAATTCACTCTTAATAAGAGGACTGGCTTCTTTTTTAGTAAAGTTTACTGATACAGCATAATCAGGATTATCTTTTGAGTCTCCTACTCCATGACCAGTAAATGAATCAACTACAAATCCATTTTTAAATCTTTCAAAACCTAAATCATCTTGAATTTGAGTTTGTTGAGCATCCCTTTCAAGTAAATTCAATGTCGTATAAAATTCTAATGTTTTTACACGATTTTCAATTTTACCTATGTCCTTCATAGTAAATCTTTTATTTTCAACTTTTTTAACTTCTATATCATTATTTAAATTAAATACATAAGGTTTTTGTTGTAAAACAAACAATTTAATAAGATCAGCTGGAAAGCTAGGTTCCCTTGGATTTAATTCACTTTTACCATCAACTAAAAAGTAATTACCTAATTCATTAATACCTATAGAACTTATTTTTGGTAAAAAATATTCATAATCAGTTGTAAAATTAATTTCTGGATCAAAAAATTCAGTTGTAGAAGCACCAGTGCCAGAAAATCCAGTACCATCATCATTTATTCTTGGCCTAAAATCTAAACAATTTCTTAAATTAAATTGTTTTCCAGCAAACTCCACTGTTGGTATATTTTCATAATCTGGATAAGATCCTACAGAAAAGAAATCACCAGTCCCATGAGAGAAAAAGTCAAATGTTATTTTTATAGGATGTTCAGGTTTAGCCGCACCAGGTTTCAATTCAATTTTTGATAAATCATAAAATGTGGATTTTTGATTTGTATCTAAAGTATATCTGTCTGTAATATGCATAGCTCCATCATCATCATATGATGTACCGAACGCTACATTCGACATTTTGATATTAGCTAATCTAACAACATCTGCTTTTCCAAGTGATATAATTGCCTCTTGTGCTTCTTTTTTGGCATTTATAGTAATTGTTTGATTTTGAGTTAATGTTTTTGTTTTTCTAAGTGCTGCTGATGTTTTTTTATTGACAGTTAAAATAAATTCAATAGCTTCTGATGTTAATGATTCATCACCAGAAAAATCAAATGTTACTTCTGTAAATCCACCATTGAAAGAAACAGTTCCAGACTGAATTTCAATATATTCACCTTTTCTTACGCCAGATACAATTACAGCTAAGTAATTATCGGATGAAAAAGGAGAAAAAGTTTCATTTGTACCAGCAGTTATAGTAACAGCACCACTAGTTAAAGATCTTGTTTCTTGTCTCTTTACTGTATAAGTTGTATCATCATTGTCAGGGTCGACTGCTTTTATTACATCAAATGGAAATTGAGAAATTAATACATCTTTATCAGAATCGCCAATATTGGCTGTGTTAAGTTGAGGTGTAACATAAGTTACTTCAACCGCTTCTTGTAAATTAATTGTAGCTGCTGAAGAGACTGTTAATGTAACATCATCAGTAATTGAATTTACAACTAACTTATTAGTAGTTTGTGTATTAGATACACTAAATGTGTCGCCTACTTTTAATTCGATTGTAAATCTTGTTCCACTTCCTCTTATAGTTGTAGATGCATCATTAAAAGTAACTGCGCCTGATAAATTAGTAAGAGTAGGTACTATATTAGAAGCAAATTCAAAATCTTCTGCTTCAATTTGTTTTACATTTCTATCAAATGTTTTTCCATCATTCATAATTACATCAAATAAATGTAATTTAAATTCAGCAGTTCTATGAGGACCTGCACCTTTCTTGTGTGCTACATTGCCAGATTTATAAACTAAACCTCTTGCTTTTGCTGTTCCAACAATTGTTCCATTCTGGCCAGCATTACTATTCATGTACGAATCTCTTAAATTAATTGTCTCAACAACCGCTAAATCAGGTAATGCATTAACACTATCAATTGTTACAAAACTTGATAAATGACTAGCAACTACACCATTAGTAACATTAGCAAAATTTCTTGCTTTATCAATTGTCACAAACCTAGAATTTACATCTTCAACTCTATAACCTTTTACAAAAGCCTTACCAGGTGTTACTACTGAAACAAATTTGGTGTTATCTCCACCATTAGCTTTAGGAAATACACCGGTGTTAACTGTAGCAGTAATATTAGCAGAAGTGTTAGATCCTATTGGTACTTGTCTTAAATGTTCTCTTAATTCTAATATAAATGGTTCTACTTCATAATTACCAGATTCTTCAAATGTTCTTTTTGCTAATGCGTCTCCTAATACGCTAAATTTAGGATCAACTTCTTTTTTTATTACCTCACCATTTTCTACTCTCACAACTTCAATAAAATTAGTATCAGATGTATCTGTAAAATTTAAAGCTCTACTTGTTAGTGTTAGATTAGCTTTATATCTATCTGCACCTGGAGCAAAAAAGTTAAATGTTCCACTCGCTGGATCAAGTAATGATGTATCATCATCTGAATCAACAACTGATTCTGTAACTGAAAATCCAATAAGTTTATTTGTTACGGTTGAATATTTTTCAACTACGTGTGTTTGCTCTGGAACAAACAAAAAATTTCCTCTAGCAAAAATAGTACATTGTCCAACTGAAAAGGCAGTACCATTTCCAACTGAAGATGATGATAAAGCAGTTAAGGTCGTTGAGCCAGATGTTAAAGTATCTCCATCACTAAATGTTAACGATTTATTTGTTCCACCATCTTTATATTTTACGAATAATGTTGGAGGATCACCCGCTGTTGTTGAAACAGCATGATTTATAATTAATGCTTTCACACCATCTGAATTAATAATGTCAGTACCAACTAGACCTGATATAACATCATCAGAATTAGTTGCACCTGTAGATTCTGTTAATTTTACAAAAGAAAAAGTATTATCATATGTTGTTTTAGGTGGTGATACAAAAGATCCATCCTTGTACACTCCTTTACCAAATCTTTCAATTTGCGCTTGTATTATTGTCTGTAATTGTGTTAATTCTCTAGCTTGAACTGCACGACCTGGTCTAAACAAAACTCTTACGAATTGCTTAGTTTCATCATAATCGTCAAAATGAGGTGAAGTACTAAATGTCGTTGGCATATTTTACAATCTTAATATAGTTCTAAAAGTTATTAGTTGTTCATCTGAAAATGTTACAGCTGTTCTATTATCTATAAATAACATTTCACCGCTAAATTTATTTATGTTTGGTGATAAATTAATTGAACTAACAGTAAATTCATTTCCAGTTGGGCTTACTAAAATATCTGATATAGCTAAAGTATGATTATTTAGGCTTGTCAATAACATTTGCGTAGTAGAATTTTTGGTTTCAATTACAACAAATTTTCTTGTATTATCACTCTTTAGTTCTAAAACAACATCATTGGAAATAGGATTAGTTCCTCCAGCTGTAGGAGAACTATCATTTATATTATCAAATGTAGCTAAAAATGTTGGTGTTCCAGTCCCTTCACCAAATAATCTTTTACTGCCATTTTGTTCTATATCTTTTATAATTCCAAATTGTCTGAAGTCATTATTAATTGGAATGTTGTGTATTTTTTCATCACTTAATGTTGAAAAAAACATTAGCGAATCAGCAAATAATTCTGTTGGAGCATCAAAACCATGACCATTAGGAGGTGAAAATATAGGTTGTATATTAGCATTTGCTCCTGGACTTCCTGCTGCAGCTGTTACTACAACATTTGCAAAAGTATAACCAGATCCAGCATTAGTTACAGTTATACCTGTAATAGCATTAGCAGATCCAGCAGCTCCAAAATCACCTGTAGCAGTAGCAGTAGCACCAGTTCCATCACCAGTAATAGATATAGTTGGAGTAACATTAAATTGAGTACCACCACTTACTATTGTGTAGTTATGAATAGCTCCATCAATTGCCGAAAGTTCTACTTTGCCTTGTGATGTGCTAAGATCTCCTGTAGAAAATGAAACAGATAAACTAGCACCAGTTCCTGAACCTATAACATTTAAAACAGCATTTGTATATCCTTGTCCTTTTTCAGATATAATTGCATTTTCAAGTTCACCTGCATCATTAACAAATGGTGTAATAATAGCACCAGTTCCATCACCAGAAACAGTAATAGTAGTATTTCCATTGCTTGTATAATTTTTACCAGGGTCTAAAATAAGCACATCTTTAAACTCATCGCCTGATATAACTGGAATAAAATTAGCAGTATCACTTATTAATGTTTGACTTACAGCTGCATTAGATCCTAATGAAAATGTCACATTAGGAAATAAATTACTTCCTGTTAAATCACTATCATTTATAAAAATATTACCTCCTGCCACATTTGAACCAGCAAATGTTATTATAACATCCTCTATAGCACCTGTTGTTTCATTTATTACAGGTTTAAGATTTGGTGTGTTAGATCCAGGTGTTCCTGCAGTTCCATCATTTGCAGTAGTAAAATGTACATTAGCAACTAAATTAACTACTGGTTCAGTAGTATATCCTGAACCTTTTGAATCAACTGTAACTAAATTAATTTGTCCATCACTATAAAAGGATTCTAATACAGATTTTGTTACTGGCATAAAATCATCAGTTAAAAATCTTGATCTTAATGATACAGGAATAGTATACATAAACTTCCACTGATAACCATCTGATGTTGTGAAAACATCTAAAAGGTTACCAGAAGGTTCATCAGTTGAAGCTTCACCACCATTGTTATTAATACATTTGTATACTTGAAAAGAAGATGATATGACATAAAAGTCTGAAGTTTTTAGACTTGTAGCTCCCGTTGAAGATGGATTAGTAGTACTATAATTTAAATTAAATTGATCATATACTCTTCCACTTGACCAATTTTTTCTAGGGATAACTAATGATACATCTCCAGTGGTAATTTTTTTTAAATTAATTATTCTATTTCTTGTATCTTGTTCAACAATCCTTGTTTCATCAGGTGTAGGAACGGTACCTCCAGTATACGGTACTACCTTACCAATGAAGTAATAATAATTAGATCTACCTGAAAATAAATCATTAAAAACTGAATCAGATAATGATTTATGTAATATATCTTTAAGTTTAAAAGTCATAATATTATGCTATTGTAATATTCCATGTAACTGTAATTGAATCTGATGCGCCTTTTGTAATAGCAGAGAATACAGTTCTACATAACATTGTACCACCCGCATTTGGATTATTAAATATTCCAGCTTCTGTGCAAGATCCTGTAGCTACTCCTCCTCCAAAAACTCCACTAAAAGTAATTGTATTCGAAGATATAACATTGGAAAAATTGGCATCTTTAACTCTACCTAATTCTGCCAATAGAGTTGTATGAGTTGGTATTGGTGTAGTTGCATTACTGCCTAATGCCATTGAATTAGGAACATTTGCAGTAGGATTACTAACTAATCTAGAAGCAACATATGCTTTACCAGCATTAACTACTAAATTAGGAATAGTTCTCGTTTCAACTATTTTATTATCTTTATCTCTTTTTTCTATTTTTAAATTACCAATAATTTTTAATGAATCATTCATTTATGTTCCTTAAAAGAATTCTGTTGTTCCTGTTATATAACTATCTGCACTATCTGGATCTTGATTTACACAATATGTTTCTCCAAAGTATGTCTGTACATTACTCTTAGCTACACCATTATCTGCCAATGGTCCTATACTGTCAACTAGACCAATACCTTGCTCTGTTGATACATTCGAATCATCAATTGCAAATTGATCAAATAATGTTAAAGTTAATATATCTGATGAAGTAGTAGACACACTACTTCTTACATCAAGAGTATCAGATAATTCTCTATTATTAAATAATCTTTGCCCTGCTGGATGTATTGTATCTAAAACTATATCTTTGAAGTTATTTATATCTAAACCAGTAACTAATTCATAAGCAAATGGCTGATAAAGCAAATCATTTTGTAATCTTATATCAGGCTCTGATAAAAACCCCTTATTAGTAGTAAATTCCCCAGGGAAGATAGCTAAAGCACCTAATGTAAAATTTAATATAGCTTTTGTATTATCTGATAAAGTAGATGTGCCAGATGAACTAACTGAAGTATTTGATCCAAAGTTTGATAAAATTTGACCATTTGCAGTATGTCTAACATTACCATGGCTTAAAAAACCATTAGTATTATCATTAATAATTCTACCTACTAATGATGAATCTGGAACATTTTTATCATTAGATATTTGAACATTAAAATCATTATCATAACTATGACCAAAATTTACAAAACTTACTTCATTTATACCACCAACTGATGTAACATTATTAACTAATATTTGAGTACCTAAACCACCATCTGCTGTTATATTATAAATTTGACCCTTTTTAAATCCCAATCCTGTTTCAGATATTGTTACTGTAACAGTTGTAGGTTCAATATTACCTGTGAATAGTACATTACCTCCACTTTCAGTAGCATCTGTGACATTAACAACATCATTCACATCATATGATGTAGCTAAAAAATTAACATCTAAAAATATTTCAGATAATGTACTACTAATTGTTCTCACGTCTATTATAGGTGTTCTAAATTCTTGATTGTTTTTGGTAACTCTTAAAAATCTATTTGTCAAATCACTAACAGAATCCAGAGTAGTAGAACCAGTTGATACCCTTAACGATCTTCTTTGTAAAAAATTACCACCTGAAGGTATTAAAACATTTTCATATGGAAAGTTTACTCTAATTTCCTGATTAAAAACTATTCTAAAAAATAATTGAAATGATAATGGCGATCCTTTTGATTCATAAATGTCTTTGATTCTTTTTATTGCTAATTTTTTATTAGCAATTATATTTTCAGGCAATATGCTTGCATAATTACTTAAAAAATATTTTATAAAATCTTCTGTTGTAGAATCAATATCATTATATAATAATAAATTTTGAATTATTTCTTGTGAATTTTTATCTTGTTCTACAAACTTATAATAGGCTTCAATGAACGAAACAAATATTGGATTTTCATTTCTTACAAATTCAGGTAATTGACTACTAACTATAGCAGATATTTTATTTTTTATTCTTGAAGTAGTCATTATAGTTCTATTGCTGTTACATTAACAGTTAACCCCGTATCCACACCAGCAGCTGCATTTAACGCACTTTTATCTCTTATAAGTATGTTATTTCTATTTGCTACAATATTCTGACTGGACTCTTGTATAGCTGATGTAATGTTAAAGTCTGTTAAATTATTAGGCAATGCTGTTGGTGTAAATTCATTTAAAATTACTTCACCTGTTAAATAATCCACCGAACCTGCACTACTATTAACAATTGCATCATTCGATATATTTTTTATTACTATAGATCCCGATCCATTTAAATCAGCTGGAGAACTATTTGGCACATCAGTCATGTTAACTAATGTTGTTGTATTATCAACTAGCTGAAAAAATCTACTTGTTTTTACAGTACCAGGCTGTAAACTGTTGTTAAAAGTAATTGAATCATCACCATTAAATGTATTAATAGAGCCTAAGTTTAAAGATTTTCTTTTTTGTAAATTTACTAAAATTATAACTGAAATAATTGAAGTATCAGCAGATAAAATGTTACTAATTAATTTTGATTTTATAAAATTTTTATCAAATTTTTGAAGATCATTCGAAAAATAATTATCAATTGTGTTAGTAACTAAAGTTTTTATTTCTTCAGAACTCAATGTTGAAGATAATGAATTAAAACTAACATTAACAACTAAATTTATAAAATTAAATTCAGGATCTATAAATTCGGGTTGTACTGACATAACTTTTTTAGTATTTAAAACTGAACTTGCAATAGAATCTTTAGTTGATTGTGATATATTAAATCCGTCAAATGGTTTTAATGAAATAATTACTTTACCAAACTTTGGAGGTACATTATCTTCTCCACCATAAACAATAATTGATTCTGCCTCTGTGAAATTAGATTCAATAAGTGATTTATAATCAGAAGCTGTTACGGCTCTGTTCCTAGCAGCATTGGCTCTTGGTGCTTTAAATTTAATACTCGTTAATGAATCTTCGCTAGCCCCTGAATTTGGATTATCCTGAGTTATTATTGGATTAACATTACTTGAACCTCCTATAGTCGTAGTAGTAAATTTAATGTCTGCTTTATCTGAACTATTAGATAAACTACCACTAGATTTAAGATATTCAATGTTTACTAAATTTCCACTAATTAATTTATGACCTAATAAACCATCACCAAAAAATATTTCATATTTTTCTTCTGGAGTCATTTCAAGAAAAAACACCCTTGAGATTGATGTTACATTAGTAGTATCAGTTGTTAAATTATACGAATCAGATGATGTATTAGAAGTAGATCCTTGTACAGTTACCTTCAGTGTTGATGTGTCAATATCTAAATCTGGTATTATATATTTTTCATCTGGACCTGGATTAGCCACCACGAAGCTCAAATTTCTCAATGTTCCTTCTACAACCTCAAGGCCTGTTAATGTAAATTCACCAGCTGTTGATTTTATTGTTGAGGACTCTAAATTAAAAAACGTAAATGCATTACCACCAATTGATGTCGAAAAAGGAGTTTTAGCATCTAATGTAATAGAGGTAGTTCCAGCAGCTATTTCATTTACGGTTAAATTTAAATTAGCTCTAGCACTTCTTATAGAAGCCGGTGTAAACCCTAATTGTTTTGCAATTGATACAGCAGAAGATCTTTTTACGGCAGAATCTAAAAACATTTCATTAGCAAACATATTTCCTATATAAGCATTATAATGTGTATTATAAGCTAGTACATCTAATAGCAATGATAGACCTGACCCTTCAAAATCATAATCTGCAAAGGTAGTTTGATCACTTAAAAACTGTTTTAAATTATTTTTAATTTGATCAAAATCTAATTGAGATAATTCATTAGATTTAATTTGTGTCATTATCTTGCTCTCTCTATTGTTGTAATTACAGTAACTGGATTGACAGAATTTTTAGGTATAAATTCTACAGTAACATCTATAGTATTTGAATCTATAGCTTCATTTATAATAACATTAATTATCTGTGCTCTAGGTTCTAAATTATCAATAACAGTTCTCACACTTTGTTCCATAATTGAAATTGTTGTTGGGTCAATATTTTCAAATAATAAAGATGATATCTGACATCCATTTTCAGGATGAAATAATCTTTCATAATTTTTAGTTAAAATTAAATTTTTTATAGATTGTTTTATAGCATTTTCATTTAATTTTTTATTTACGTCATTAGTAACACTATCGAATCCAAAAAGTAAATCAATATCTGAAAATTCTCTAATTTTTCTATTTACAGTAGCCATGCTTTATTTATCCTGAAAATGTATCTGTAGATCCAGTTGCTGTATGACCACATGAAGCTGAATCTCCTTGTCTTACAACACCTTTACCTTCAGCAGTAACTGAATTTGAACTTTCAACCATAGTTGCATTATTATGTGGAGAATCTCCATGAGGTGCTACTGAATCTCCTAATAATGATACTTTACTTCCATTTACAAATACAGTTGAAGCGCCCGGACCAGTTATTGTTCCTCCTGCTGTATCTACATTTACTCTTGATATACCTGGCATTACGCTAATCTCACTAATCCAGATGACACTTTTTTATGGTTATTGTATGTTAAAATAATCTTTCTTGGATTGTCAATTTTAAATGAAACATGTATCCATGGAAGTTTTGTTCCAGTGTCTTTGTATTCTAACAACAACTTATCATAATTTAAATTTTGAGCAAGTTTTTTTGCTATACTATAATAATCTTTTTTATTAATATTTCTAAACTGCATATCAACAGCTTGACCACGCAAATGATCTGAAGTATTTCTAAGACCTACAACGGGTCTAAAACCAGATGTAACCATCATGTTTGGAAACAAAGCCAACACAGGTTCACAAACATTAAGTGCCATAGCTTGTAAGTTAAATACTATTTGACCATAAGACAATCCAACTTGTGGTCTAACTACTTTTTTAGTGACAACAGCTCGTGATGATAAATCGCCTAAAGTAAAATGCTTTGATAATTGAAAATTAGAAGGTATAAATTTTTTGTCAAGTAAAAATGTAGAAGGTTGAACTATTGTTGATGAACTTGATGTAACAGTCTCAGAATCTAAAAAAGATGGAGATATAATTTCAGACCCATCAGAAAGGCCAGCTATTTTTTGTTGATTTAAAAATAAAGCCGATTCATCATTAAAATCAGTATCTTCAGATTCATAGCCAAAATTATCTAAGTAATTGTTGTAAGCTGGATCATCTATTGTTTGTATAAAAATACTTTTTCTTTCACCTATAACACCAACATTAGCACTGTTTGAATATGTGGCTGTTTTTGATAATCCTTCGTTTAAATGTATTTGTGAACCATCTGCATTAATTTTATTAGTCGATTTTAAATTTAATTCATCTAAAGTTTGAAAAAACATTGAACTGTTAGATTTATTGTGAGTACTGCCAGTTGAAGATATAAATGTATCACCATCAGTTTTTAAATTAGTAACTGAAGAAGATTCAATATTAATATTATTACTTTTTAAATTTATTTCTTCTGTTGCTGATAGATTTAATTTACCTGCGGCATCTAAATTTATATCATTAAAACATTTTAAGTTTGTATCACCTTCTACTTCAATATGTGCATTGCCAGAAACAAACACCTTCATTGATCCACCTACAGATATTCTACCTTCACCTAGTATAGATAAGTGATCATTTTTATCAACAAATTCATATGAACTTCCTTTAGTCTTTTTTACAATAGACCCAGTTTGATCAATTTCAATAAATGATCCAGATTTATGATATACGTTTATTCTTTCAGATCCAGGTGTATCGTCTAATTCTATAATATGTCCTGATTCACTCTGGATTACCTTATTAAAAGGGTATTCAGAATTATAAGGATTTTCAGGTTGATCAAATGTTTCATTGTCTGGCAAGCTCACACCCAATATTCTATCATTAGTTTTTTCTTGCACAATAGTTCCTAAAATATCACCAGTTGCTAACTTGTTACATTCTGTTCTACCTGCATATTCATTTTCAGGAAAAGTTGATGATGTGTCTATAAACCCAGCACTTAAAGAATTAAGTTTTGTCTGATTATCATTATTGTTAGTATCAAACGATTTAGATTCATTTAACGAATCATTTGTCAATGAAAAATCAAAATCTTTGTTTATTGCTTCTTGACCTTTATCACTGCCTAGTCTATCAAACAAATCACTCACATTGGGCACAAATGAAGGAGTTTTAATGTCACCTGTAAGTAGATTAGTAGAAAAATTTTGTATGTTGTTATCTACTGAATCATTAATACCTAATGTCGAACCCTCATCAATACTATTTTTAATACTTGTTAAATCAATTGATGATTTTAAAATGGGTGCAGTTTCAGCGGTAAATTTTTGAAATATCTGATCAGAAAGTTTTAGACTCAAAGTTGTAGAAAGGTCATTATCTAAATTATTATTAATATTAGTTTTTAGCGTAGAAGTGTCTAAATTACCATTTACAAGATCAACTGGATTGTTTGGTCCTATTAAATTAGTAGGAATTTTATTCAAACTTTTATTGGCTGATAAATCAATTGAATTAGAAATTAAACTAGATTGATCATTTACAACAGATTGAATTACTCTATTTAAAATACCTCTTATTGGTGGAGGCAAAGATTGAATAGGTGGCCTACTTTGTATTTTAGCAACTATAATTTGTATTATTTTTGATGTTTGTGTAGAAGACATTAGAAATCTGGTAGTAAATTGTTAAGTGAATTTTTTTGATTTAATAAATCATTATTTAAATTTTTTAAATCTTCAGAATTTAAGTTGGAAAATATTTGACTAGCATTGTTTATTTTATATTCATTTACATTTGATACAATATCGCTATCTGTTAATTTAGATTTACCTTCTAAGGATTTAAAAAATATAGAAGCACCACCAACAGGTCCAGATTGTAATGATGTTGTATATGCTAAGGATTGGACAGATGGACCAAACTTAGTAAGATCAATACCTCTTCTTTTTAAATTAGATACCATTGAATCATAATAATTTCTTTTAATAAAATCATCTTGATCTTTTTCAAAAGAATCTTCATTGTTAGATGAAATTTCAGACCATTTACTATCGAAAGAATCGGTACCAGGCACTAAACCTTCAAACTGAACATTAAATTTGCTTTTAGATAAAAATGAGTTTAATGGTGATCCTTTTGATGTTGGTCTCGATACTCCTAATGGTGTTTTTGCTGGTAAAAAAGAAGATAATTCGTATTTACCATATCTTGCACCATTTTTATCTTCAGTTGTTTGATATTCATTCACATAACTAACAATTTTACTTCCAGTGCCCAAACCAAATTGCGTTGATACAGTTGATGTAGATGATACATTTTTTATATCAAAATTTTGAATAAATTTATTTCCAGTTTTTAAATTAAATCCATTTGCGTCAGTTATATCAAAGCCATTTTGATCTTTTAAATTACCATCATTTCTGTTATTTAATGGTTGTTTACTGTCTTTCCTTTTGTATGATATAGGAGCAGATTTTGTACCTATAGTGCCAAAAAATGCTGGTTGTTGCATATCAGAACCATCTAAGAAAAATCCAACTACCCATGTTCCAGGCAAAGGTCCAATAGGAGTAATACCTATACCAGAAATAGATGCTGATGTAATAGGACTTATTGGTATGGCCCAAGGCAAATCTTCTGTAGGCAAATCGACCTTTATTTCAGAATGATACCCATAAACTCGAACCTTACATCTGCCAAGTTTTTCAGGATCATCTCTGTTTTCAACTACACCTACAAACCATATAAATCCATCTGAATTAAAAATCTTGTTCATTTTTTCTCTTTAAACTGTCCTTAACTATTTCCATTGTCATATTATATGATAATAAATTTATTTTATGTCTAATTGCTGTAACTAAGTAATTGCCAGAATAATATATATCATCATTTGTTTTGCTTGAATCTGTTTCATCTCTTGGTGATATATCAGGGTATACAAAATCTAACATACAACCAACTTCTGCATCTGATCTTCCAGGCACATCTATTATTAATTTAAAATTTGAAAGTTCTAGTAAATTTGATAGTCTATTGCCATATATTTCAGGCATAACCTCACTTATATTGTTCTCAACAGATGTATGTAAACCAGGTTGTTGTGGATAAAATTTAATTTTAGATAGTGGTGTTCTTACTGTATCACTACTAAAAAGCGGTATTGCATTTTCTCCTTCTGAGTGAGCATATGTATTAAATTTTTTAACAATATCATAATCATGTGCTTTATATTCTTTATTAATAAAGTCTAAAGTTATTAATCTATTAGCCAAATATCCACTATCATAGTTAACTAAATGATCTACAGTCTTCTTCACTCTAAAGCTAGATATTTGAAATAATTTACTAATAGCACTACTTTTTTGTTCGACATCTGTAACTTTGTAAAAATATTTACCTAAATTCAATGGTGAATTTGTAGATGTGTTGTTAGAATTAAAAATACCTTCAATATTAGTAAAATAAAAATTTTTACTCGATTCAAAAAATAAATAATTACATGCTTTTCCTTCTGATGGAATTGATTTAGAAGCACAAAAATTAATATTTTTAAATGGTGTCCAACCAGGACTTACATATTTTATTTTATTTTTAGGTGAATTTAAAATAAATAATTGAGTTAGATTTTCAAAAAAATTAATTTTATTATTTTTAATGTCAACAGTTCTATTTGATTGAAAATATGTAGTCCATATATCACCTACTATTTGATCTATATTGCCTTCAAAACTTCTGTATAATGGTTTTACAGTATCTATTATTGACTCTTTAGATATAAAATGTAAAAGATAAGTTTGTGTGTTAAGATCATTAGCAATACTTCTATCAGTAACTGAATAAATTCTAAATGTTTTACTAATTGAAGCATTTATTGTAGGTGTTTTAAATTTTACAACTATATACTCATCACCCGTAATAGGTAGCTCTTTTATTAAATTTCTACTATCTTGAACTAACATATTACCGTATAAACTGGGAGAAAATATATCCTCAAAAATATTTAATTCAGACAAATAATCCTTTACATCTAAAAATTTACCTTGTGCAGATATTATTGTTAATTCCTGTATATCAACATCACCTGCTCTATCAAGTTGCTTAGTAGCATATTCACTCATTGTTTAATTATTTTTTCAAATTGATCAACTATTTCCCCTACAACAGAAGGTTTGAGTAATTTTATTAATCTTCTATTTTCATTATCTCTATCTTCTTTTGTTAAATTAGTAATAGAAGTACCAGATGTTATATCTACAGATGTTAAAGTAACACCAGGATGTGTAGTGTTAGCTAAAGATCTAACATTGTCTCCAGAAATAAAACCACCATTACCAGGATTAGTTACAACTGTTACAGATTCATTATTTTGTTTACTTGTTATGACACCAATTCCAACATTAGTGTTATTAATTAATACAGAATTATTTGATATTCCCAAAAAACTATTGGCATCTGTGCCTGTAGTAGTTAGCACAATAGTTGCGCTTACAACATTTCCACCGCTATCCTCATAGTGATGCGGTGCATTAATATTAGTGTATTTGCCTTCGGTATATTTTTTCAATAAAAACGTATCAAACGTCATATCAAATCTTGGATCTAAAATTTCATTAGTATGTAAAACTATCCAATGTAAAGTAGGATCACCATAATTTAAATCAGCTGTTATTTCAGCAGTTTCTCCATCAATTAAAGAATATTTGTCAAAAAATGAATTTTGTGTTACTAATTCATTTACTAATTTAGCTCTTCTTAATAAATTAGGTAATACTTGCCCACTGGCATAATTATCTAAAGTAAAAACTGATAATGGAAATTTTTCGAAATAAGACATTAAAATCCTTCTGCGATTCTTTTTTTAGTAAGTACTTCAAGTTCTCTAAATTCAAGTGTCATATTTACTTCAACTGGACGACCATCACTAAATGTTGAAAAAATATCACCACCATATTCTATGTTCATATTAGTTAACACACAACTTGTTATTCTATCAAATGCTTTATTTTCTTTATCTTTAAAATAATATTTTATATCAAATTCAGATGGATATATAAAACTTAACCCAGAACCAGTTAATTCTGGATGCATATGAAATTTAAATAACCTTATTATATGTCTTATATTTTTGGATTCTTCTTGACTTTTAGCCATAAAATTATATCTAAAACTATGTGTTCTAAAATCAACACTTTTAAAAAATTGTTCTCTAAATGGATTAGTTATTTGTTTAGTACCTAATTCTAAAAGATCACCGCCACGACTACCTAATATGCCTGGTGCAGCACCAATTATTCCCCTAGTTACTGCTTGTCGCACATCATCATTAAAAGCAGCATTTTCCATACCATCTGTGGCAGATAATCCCCCTCCTAAAATTCCTCCTAATGCACCAATTTGAGTTTCTTCATAATTAACATTGTGACGAGTAACAGGTCTATCTTGAATGTGTAAAACTATTGCATCAGATATCCTTTGTATTTTATCTGCTTCAAAAAACGTAGATGGATCTTTTTCAGTTCCTTCTCCTAAAGTGTAATTACCTGCAACGGCTACTGTTCCTGCAATAGTTGCGCCCTTAACCAAACCACCAAATACACTCTCACCAGAAGCAATATCAGATACAGCTGATGCTAACCCAGCACCAGAAGCTCCGCCTAATATTAAGCCTTGCTTACCCGCTTTAGCAGTTAATTTAGGGTCAATTCTATTTGAATTTGGAGAGATCTTAACATCCTTTAGTATACTAGTTTTTGTATTAAGTATTGGATTAAAATTTGAAAATTTAGATTTTTTTCTTTGATTAATATAAAACACTATGTAATGCTGTTTATCAGGATCAACACCTAGACCTTCAGGATACGTAGTTTGTGATATGTTATATTTGTCTCTATTTTTAGAAGTTTGTCCACCATTTTTAGTTTCTACACCAGCTTGCACTGAGTAACCTAATTTTTCATCTGGAAAGTCTAATTTATTGAGTTTGATTGTTGGCATGTTAATAAATAGTTATTTAAATTTTATTATTATTTATGGTGTATAAAGAAACTTACAAAGGTAGATATCAAGTATCTAACGTAAAAAAGTATAAAGGCGACTTTAAAGAAGTAATCTATAGATCCTCTTGGGAACTGAAATTTATGAGATGGTGCGATCATAATAAGAATGTACTTGAGTGGGGATCTGAAACTACCATCATACCTTACAGGTCACCCGTCGATAACAAAATACATAGGTATTTTGTTGATTTTTATATAAAGGTCAGAAATAAAAAAGGTAATGTAAGTAAATATTTAGTCGAAATTAAACCGGAAAAATTTACTAAACCACCTACTATACCTAAAAAAAAGACTAAAAGGTTTATTCAAGAAATATTTAATTATGGCACTAATCAAGCTAAATGGAAACAAGCAAATGAGTATTGTCTTGATAGAGGTTGGGAATTTTTAGTTCTTACAGAAAAGGATTTAGGCATAGAACAATATGGATAATATTTTTGAAACTATTGATAAAATAGGACAGGCTACAAAAAGTGAAATCAAACCTGCTGCTTGGTACAAGGATCAAATAAGACAACTTGGATTAGGAACTGTTAATACACAAAAATTATTAAACCAAGGAAAATTAACAACTAAAGTATTTCCTGGTTCTATGTATCTATTCAAATATGATCCTATTGATAAAAATATTCCATACTATGATATGTTTCCATTAGTTATACCTTTTAATAGAACTAATGAAGGGTTTGTTGGTATAAATTTTCACTATTTACCTTACCCAATTAGATTAAATATATTAAGCGAATTTAATAAGTATGCTACTAACAAAAAAATACCCGAACAAACAAGAATTAGAATGAATTATAGACTAATAGAATCGAGTAGAGTTTTTAGATTTGTTAATCCAGCTATAAGAAGATACAAAAACCAACAATTGAGAACAAGACTTTTGACTATACCATTTCAGGATTGGAAAGTTGCTTCACAGCTTCCTGTACAACAATTTAGAAAAGCTACAATGGAAACAGCAATTAAAGAATCAATAAAAAAATTCTCTAGGAAAAGAAAATGAGTGTAGGAGCACAATCAACATTTAATTTACAAGAATTTCAATCTGAAGTTTTTGGTAAAGGACTCTCACGAGTTAATAGATTTGAAGTAATAATACCATCTCCGAGTGTATTGACTTCTGGTGGTTTTGGAATAGATCAAACTGGATCATCAGATTTATTAGAAAAAAGTATTAGCGATAACATGAAAAATATATTAGGAGATCAAGTTGCTAGAAAAGTATCTTTGATGTGTGAGTCAGCTGCGTTTCCAACAGTTAATTTACAAACTAAACCTTATAGAATTTATGGTGTGCCATATCAAAGACCAGTTTCATCAGAATATGGTGGTGATGGTGTTGCTTTAACTTTTCATGTAGATCAAAAAATGGCTGTGAAGAATTTTTTTGATGCTTGGATACAATCCATAGTGCAAAAAGAAACCTACTTGGTGAGTTATCAAAAACATTATGTTGTGGATATTGAAATAAATCAACTGGATGAACAAAATAAAGTTAGTTACAAAAATATTTTAATCGAAGCCTTTCCACGTAGTACTAATTTAATGGAAGTAAATAATGCCACACAAAATCAAACACATAGATTAATTGTTTTGTTTGCGTTTAGAAAATGGAAAAATCCTGTATTGCCACCATACAGTCAATTGGAATTAAAAGGACCAATTGGACCAGATGGAACAGTTTTAAATTTAACAGGGATCTAAATTCCCTGTCTCTAACAACAATTGAACTCAATTAAATAATGATAAGGAGTTAATAATGGCTTTACCCGTACTTGAGACACCAACATATGAAATAAATTTGCCTTCAACTAATCAAAAAGTTTCATATAGGCCTTTTCTAGTTAAAGAACATAAGGTTTTAATGACACTCAGTAAATCTAGTAATAATGAAATATATAGAACTGTAAATGATTTGATTGATTCGTGCACATTTGGAAAAATTGATAAAGAAAAATTAACTAGTTTTGATACTGAATATGTTTTTTTAAATATTAGATCAAAATCTATAGGTGAAAAAATAAAACTAAAGTTAATCTGTAATAATTGTAAAGATGAATTACCAACAGAAATAGATCTTAGTAAGATAGAAATTGAAAAAGAAGAAATTTCACACGATATAAAATTAAGAAATAATACTACAATGAAATTGAGATTTCCTAAATTTTATGAAAAGATGAATATAGTTGAAGGATCAGAAGATGATATTATTGATAGAGTTGCTGATTGCATAGTTAATGTTAAAACTGATGATAATTTTTATGATGATTTTACAACAGAAGATGCAAACAATTTTTTATTACAATTAACTACAGATGAATTCCAACAAATTGAAGAATTTTTTGGAAAGATGCCTAAAGTTATATTAAATACTCAAGCAGAATGCAAAAAATGTAATATTACTAGTAAAACTAAATTACAAGGACTACATGATTTTTTTCTATAACTCTTTCTCATGATGATTTAATTAATTACTATCAGACTAATTTTTCATTAATGAATCATCATAAGTATTCATTAGCAGAATTAGAAAATATGATACCATGGGAAAGAGAGATTTACGTAACTATGTTAGTTAACTATATAAAAGAAGAGAATCAGAGAATAAAAATGCAACAACAGAATAAAAAACATGCTACCTAATTTACCATCTTACGCACAACCTACGGCTGTGCAACCCATGAATCCATCAATATCAGCTCAAAACATAGCTTCATCTATGGGAAGAAGACAACTTGTGGCTTCTAAGTCACAACCTTTTGACCAAAAGTCACAACCTTTTGGCCAAGAAATGAAAAAAACTACAGTTTTATCACAGAAATCAGTTGATTTAAGTAAAACTGGTGTCAACTTACAAAAGCAAATGTTGAATGAATTAAAGGAATTAAAGTCTTTAAATAAAAAAATGATGATGAGTGCAGCTAAATCAGCTACACAATTCAATAATCAAAAAGGTAGATCATTATTTGATAAAGCTCAAACATTTGCTAAAACAAGAAAAGAAGAATCCAAACAAGGTGGTGCTAGCTTAAAAGAAAAATTAGGAGGTTTTGCTCGTAAAAAAGGTCGCCAGTTATTTGAAAAAGGTAAAGAGGGTGCTAAAGAGCTTGGAGCTTCTTTAGGTAAAGCAGGTTTAGGCATTGCTGGCGGTTTAGGAGCTGTTGCAGGAGCTCCTTCTTTATTAAGAGGCATGGTTGATGATGAATTTTTTGGTAAGGATCCAAATGCTGAAGCTAAAGCTGCTGCTATATCTCAAGGTAAAACTACTTCATTTGTTGAAGATCAAGGTTCACCACAAGGTTCACAACAATCAGGTATTTTTCAAACTTTAAAAAATATTGATAAAAATTTAAAGCAAAATTTTTTATTACAGAATCCATTTGAAAAATTACGAACCATTTTAATGACAGGCACTAACGTCGTTGAAGAAGGATTTAATAAACTCGAAGAAGGCTATGATTCAGTAAAAGATAAGATAAAAGAAGTTGGTGCTCCTATTGCTAAAAATCTTAAAGATCAGGTTTTATCTGGTGCAGAAAGCGCTGGTAATTTAATTGATACTGCTAAACAAAAAGGTGGAGAACTTTTCAGATCATTAAAAGAACAAGTTGCTGGCAGTTTACTAACACCTGGGGGAAGACAAAAAGCAATGTCTCAAGATAAAACTGAAGGTAGAGATATAAGACAAAAATCTCAAAATGGTGCTATATCGGGAGCACCTAGAGCTACTCGTGTTTTAAATCCAGAAGAAAGAGACACAATGCTCCAAAAAGAAATAGATGCTTCTAGATCAGATGAAATGCTTTATGGGGGACTAGCTGAACGTCATGCAGATGGAAGAAAACGTGAAGATATACCCGAAGGCGAAAGAGATCAATATGATGATGCAGTTAGAGCACAAGAAAATGCTAAAAAACGTATGTCACAATATCAAAAATTACAAACTGCAGTAAAAGATAAAGGACCTATGCCAGAATTTAGAGAAGGTGGGTTTAAGTATAAATTAGAAGATAAATTTGGATTTGATGATGGTAAAGGTTTCAGTTTGAAACAGAACAAAGGCATTTTGTTTGAAGATGGAATTCCGGGCATAACTGAAGCAGGAATGAAAGAAGATAAATCTATGATAAAAACAACATTTGGCGATGGCACGTCAGATGAAGGAGGTAAAGTTAAATCGGGTTATCGTATACCAGAAATGGATCTACAAACTGGTCTTCAACCAGAGTTTCAACGCAAGGGTGGTAGAAAAGCAGAAGAAACTACTGGAGAAAAATTTAAAAATTTTGTATCTAATTTATTTGGTTCTAGTGAGTCAAAAAAAGTATCTGACACATCTCCAGGAAGTAGTAGAAGAGAAATTATAAGTGAAAGAAAAAAAGAGTTCCGGAAAAAATATGGAAATCTTCCTGATGGAAAACACACTTTTAAAGAAGGTAAACTCGTTTCAAGTGACAGTAGTAAAGGAAATATATTTAGAGACGGTATTAAATCAATGTTAGAAAAACCTGATGTAGCCACATCTGATACAGAATACAGAAAAAATGAATTAGACGAATCTCCAGGAAGTAGTAGAAGAGAAATTATAAGTGAAAGAAAAAAAGAGTTCCGGAAAAAATATGGAAATCTTCCTGATGGAAAACACACTTTTAAAGAAGGTAAACTCGTACGTCAACAAGAAAAACGTAATAGTTTGCTTTCAGATACTGTAGAAAATGAAATATTAAAAGAAAATAAACAACAAGGGCAAAGTGCCCCCGTTGTTGTAAATAATGTAAGTAAATCAGAAAAAACTACATTTACTCCTTTGGCTACAGATCCAAGACCTAGAAATAATTCTTTCGAAAGAAAAATTGATTCTGTTTTTTCTTCAGATTTTTAGTCTTCGTTAGCTAACTTAGCAAAATAACTTAATGAATCATCTTGATCTTCTTCAACCTTTGGTGTAGGTTTAGAAACAGGTACTGCAGCAGGCTTAGGTCGATCTAAGTCAACATCTTCAGCCTTTCTTAAACTAGCACTAGAGGCAGTCAGAACCATCTCTAACTTCTTTTTAAGATCATCATAACTTTTAAAGTTCTTGGGATCAGTAAACTCAACTAACGAGTGTTGGTTATTCCAAGCAGTTTCTAACTCCTCATCATCTTCCATTAACTTACTAATAGAATCAAACTCAGACTTATCGTAGTTGCGATAACCTTCAACATTCCGAATCTTTAGTTTAAAGTTAGCACCCTTCCAAAAGTCAAATGGGTTTACTGGATCTTCATCTTCAAACTGAGGTTGCATAACGTCTTTAATCTTATCAAAGATTTTTTTACCATACTTGTAAAGAAATGGTTTACCTTCATTCTGTGGATTAGAAGGATCCTTGACAACCACAATATTAGAAATGTATGTAAGTTTACGTTTCTGTCTACGAGCTGTCTCTTTATCTTTCTCTTCGCCAGTATGCCATAGTTCTGTGTTTAACTCAGAAACAGGATCTGGTTTATTAAGTGTAGTTAAAGAATTTTCTATATACCACTTACCTGTTGAAGGACTTTGAAAAGCATGATGCCATACACGTGCCCATGGTAGCTCTTCACCTTTTGAAGGTGGTAGAAATCTAATAACAGCATAGCCGTTGCCAGACTTATCTACTTCAGGTTGCCAGAAGCGCTCATCTTTTTGTCTGCCTTCTGTAGAGGGTGTGTTAATCTTTTCAACTTCTTGCATTAAGTCATCAAAATTACCACGATTCTTTTTTAAAGCACTAAAATCTAAAGCCATATGTATCTCCGTATAAATTGTATATTATTGTATTGTTTAATTGTATAATAATATTATTAAAACTTCAAGTGTTACTCATTATTTATTGGAATCAACAGCAACAAACGGCCATTGAACCATCCTACGAGACATTTCATTTTGTATGTGTGCCATTTTTGTTAACACACGCTGAGTGTCTTTTATTTGGCTATTTAACAAGTATAAATTTTCTTGTGCAATTTCCAAATTCTTTTCTAACTGTTTCATCTTTAGGTTAGTTTGATCTAAGTCTTTCTCTGAGGATTCTGACATACTTTTCTTTTTCTATTTTTAAAAATGGTTGATACTTCTTAATTATTCTTGAAACATCAGGCCATACTAAATCAGTTTTTAATTTTTCATCTAATCTATCAGTATAGTTATTTATGTTATTTAAAATAACTAGGGTTTCTATTGATATATGTTTACCTAGATACATACGTAATATTATAGGATGGTTTGTGTCAGAATAAAACACATTATCAAATTTAAAATTATTTTTTTCACAGTTAAATATTATCTTATCTATGTCATTCTTAAATGTATATGACATAGCTTCCATTCTTCTTTTCCAGTCAAAATAGTTATGTTTTGCTTCTGTATCAAACACACCACCCCATCTATCTCCAGAAACAAAATTAGCTACTAAAAAATCTATAACTTCTTTTTCATTGTACTTATCAGCTATTTTTCTTATGTTTAGTAAATCATTTCTTTTAAAGAATGATTGTTTTGTTGCTCTCACTCTACCTCTTTGTTTTATAGCATCATACTTATCTGTCGTGAAATGTAATTTCAGTGCTAAGTAAGATCTATAAACGTCAAATGCTTCCATACATATCATACCGGTAATTTTCCTTTGGGTCTCATCATGTTTGATTCTTCTGCTTCAAGTTGTATTTTCTCTTTTAATGAAGGAGTAACTAAGTTTCCTATATTTTCAATATCAACACTATTATGATAACAATAATCTATAATAGCATCCATGTAACCAAGTCTTTCCTTAGAAACTCTTTCTTCAATGTAAAGTGAAAATTCTGTAGGCGACCTAAATCTTTTTGTTATCAATATACTATCATTAAATTCAGTCATTTAAATGATACCATATGTTCGTAGCATAATTAAGGAAGTATTGATGGCCACACAAGTAACTGAAAAAGCACTAATTGTCAAACAAACTTTCTGATACATAATTATATCCTAATTTTAAATTATAATTTTAAATTATTCCATATGTGCGCAACATAATTAAAGTTGTGCTAGTTGCTATTGTACTTATTGCCATTGTATGAATAATCTGACAAATTTTATCTCGCATATCTCTCCTTAATTAATCCAGGTCTTTGGGTAATAAGGAAAACCTGGAAACCCCACCTAGCTTTAAGCCGCTAGGGCAAAGACATCGTCGTTTGCGTTTACTTCGGTTGCTCGATTTACGGTCGTCGCCTACCGGATCGTCCATCTTTCTATTCATTGCCCCGTCGAAACCAGGACACCCCCATTTATCTTATATAATTAGGATTTAATACATCTTCGAGTATAACTACATGTTCTCTATTCTTCAAATGTTGTTCTTTTATATCGTCTTTAGATTGACCGTGATAATCTACCGCATGATGATTCTTTATCATCATTTCATCAAGCCTTTGATTATCATAATCGGGCAATACAAATACACCTAAGATTCTACCGTATTTTCCAACACCATCTTTCATGGTTCTAAGTGTTTGAGTAGAATCCAAAGGCATAGTATCTTTCACAAACTTTTTCGAAGCAAGACCATATTTTTTTTCTTCTTTATCACTTGTTCTGGATTCAGGAGCATCTATACCATAAAGACGCACTCTTTCATTTCTCATCCATACTCCAAAACCAAGGTCAATATCAACATCAACTGTATCACCATCAACTACTTTTACTATTTTACAATTATACTCGTACATAACTTTCCTAATTGGTGGAGGTGAGGGGAATCGAACCCCTGTCCGAAACAGCTTTCAATCGACTTCATACGATCATATTTTATATTATCTCATATTTAAAAATAATTAACAACCGTGACTTTCTCGATATTGTTCACGTAAATCTATAAATTCATCAATATAATGATCACGTTTTTCTTCAAATATTACACAACCTTCGTGAGCTACAGCCATAATTATTAAAAGATTAGACACTGGAACTTTTGTTCTTTCTTCAAATGCAACAGCATAAGCAGCAGTTTGCATAAAGTAATTTTTTATTTGATTTTTTGTTTTTAGTTTAGATGAAGTTTTAAAATCAATAATACATAATTTACCTTTATACTCACCCACACAATCGACTGTTCCAGCAACTTCTAAATGGTCAGAATATAGCTTACTTTCTAAACCATGTATATTATCTATGCAATCCAACTCTGGCTTGATTGAATGCCACATTTCAAGGTCAAAGTCTTTCTTACGGAATTCTTTGTTCGATAAGTAGTCTTCACATAAGTGATGCACTCTTGTTCCTTGCTTTGAGGCTTTAGCTGTGATTGCAGCTGCCTTTTCTTTACCAATCCTTTCTCGCCATGCTTGTATTGCTTTTTTGGCAAGTTGACCGGTAATCGAAGTGACGGATGGATAGGCTTTACCTGACGGAGTCCTGTATAACCTTGCACCATTATCGTTAA